TTTCTAAATCATATTCATTTTCATTTGATACGATATAAGCAAAATTATCTTCTAATAATTCTTTTAATAAATTATATGATCCTGATAAAGGACTAATCACATTATCACCGAGAGCAACATTACGAGTAGTTGATTCTGTTAATTTTAAATGGTCAAAATTAAAAAAAAGACCCGTAGTAAGTTCTCTTGGTGGTAATGAAAAAAAGGCACCTTGTTTTGAGAAATTTTTATAAACAACCCTTTGTTCAAAAAAACCAATATCGTTTCCTGTAGAACCAAGAGGTACTATATCATCTATTTTTATCGGTCTTCCTAATATTTCATCACCTTCTGATATATTTTCTATTATATTACTCTGTGATGTAAAAAACTTTCTGTTGTTTTTAACGATAGAAGTCCAATTACCTAACGAAGATTTTTCTAAATCTTCATTATCTAAACCAAGTTCCTTATCCGAACCAGGTGGATAAGTTCCTTTTACCTTAAATGATGGATAATTATCTTTCTTTTCGTAAGCCATTAGAATGCCTGTTCATCTTTATTTTTTTCAATACCATCTGGTATAATTAAACCTTCTATCTTTAATCGTAAATCTTCGTCAAGTGATAATTCAAAATCTTGATTATATTCTACCTTACTTAAATTTGTTTTATCTGATAAGTCGTCTGTTGTTGTTTGGTCAAAATCAACATTAAGTATTATGTTTTCATCCCTATCATTAACATTTGTAATACTAGCATTAGAGTCTCCGTATGATGTATCAACATTTACAGGTTCATCAAATATTCCCGATTCGTTTAATGTTGGTAGGATAGGATATAAGTAACCATCTTCCCAATTTTGTTCATCACTACTTATAACTAGTGAACCACTAACATTTTCAACACCAGATAAATTTATTATGGTAAAGTCTTTTGGTATTATATTTTGCCAATAGGTCATATCAGTTGGTATATTACTTCCACTATTCTGAAATCCTAACTGTTCCCACATTGGTTTTACACCCTTATAAATTTTGGTTGTGGCTAAGTCAAAGTTATTTAAACCAGTATCCTTAAAGGTGTTAGTTAATTCTTTGTTTATGAATGGTTTGATATCAGACATTATGATACACCCCCACCATACTGATCGACTTCGTTATCACCAGGAAGTTCTGCATTATCATCACCTGGTCCTCCTTTACCACCACCACCTGTATTACCACCACCGGTACTTTCACCACCTGTATTACCGCCGCCGGTACTTCCACCAGTATCATCACCATCCGTTGTTTGTATAAAATTAGCTCTAACTACAATAATACCATAGTTATTAGAATTTGCTGTTTGAGATATAGTTAGTATAGTTTGTGGATTTGATACACCACTTAATTGCACCGTTCCCTCTTGAAAGTTTTCTCCGCTTATTATTTCCCAACCAGAAAATTCATACCCATCTTGAATTACATTAGCACTTAATATTTTTTGCTCATTATTAATTAATGTTGAATACGGTATTGTTGGGTTATTACCAAATGTAGTATTGACTTGTGTATTACCATATGGATTAACTCCTTGTACTTTTACATTATAACTATATTGACAAGAATTATCGTTTACACTAGCATTTGGATTATAATTGTCAGCGTTTATATCCATACATCCTTGTATAGCTTCAATGTTAAAAGTTAAATCACTATTAAATTCAGAATTTGGTTTTTTACCAGAATCAATTTGGAATATATACCAATTAGATTCATAAATTTGATTGTTAGAATTTTCTAAAGTCGAAGCAACATTAATAGGAGTAAAATTAAAACCAGAAATTTCTGAAAAAATTAATGTTGATTCTGTTGATATATTTACAAATATATACCCATTATATTCACCGGACTCGTTTCGAGCTATATCATAAAATTCATTTAAACTATAAGGTTCTTCAAGTTGATTTGTTTTCAATGCATCTAAGTTAAAAGGCGTAAATGTATCAAAATTCCATCTTAGTAAATTTAATGTATCCGATACAGGAAATGTAAGCTCTTCATTATCATAATCAATTGTAGTAAAATAAAAAGATATCTCAGAGTTTTCTGGAGTATTAAAAATAAGATTAACATCATATAAACAACTTCCATCTTCTAAATTAGCACTTGAATTAAAGTTTTCAGCATTCACATCCATACAACCAAAAATTTCAACTCTTTGTTGTTGTTGAAATTCTTCAGTAAATGGTAGTAAGAAATCATTAAATTTATCTAAAGCACTTCCTGAAACTTTGTTTAAAAAATTAAAAAGTTCTAACCTATCCAAAAGATTTATGTTTTCGATAGAATCTGGTGTTGCTCGACTATCATTAAAATCTATTGGATTTATACCAACTAAGTTAACAGCAGATTTTACCAATACGGATTCACTATTTATCCCACCGATAGTGGCAAAGTTGTCATAATCATATAAACTAAGTTCGTAATTTTGAGATGGATTTAATAAAATTTTTGTTTCAAACTTTTCCCACCCACCTATTGATTTTTGATCTTCTGGAGAAAACATAGCATATACAACACCAGAAATGGTGTAGAAACCAGGTTTTTTATAAGTATGATTTAACAAAACAGTTGATTCTAATAATTTAGGCTCATCCGTATATTCTATCTCAGTTCCATCACCCCAATTTAATTTAAATAAATAAAATCCAGTATCACCTTCCGTGTTAGCATAACCATCAAATTTATTTACAATTGGTCTATATTCATAATTGTTTATATTACCATTAGGTGTCGGTCTTCCACTTTCTCTAGTGTAAATGTAAAAATTAATTTTACCTTCTGTTGCCAAATTATATTCATTAGAATTATTAATTTTATCATAATAGTTATCTAATCTTATAATTTCGTTTTGATTATTAGGATCAGTTACAAATGGTAATGCATCTATTGAGTATTGAAACCTATCAAATCTACCTATAGAATTTGCATAAACTATGCCATTAACAACTTTTGAATCTAGGGTTTCTCTATTATCCGTTAGATAAGGTGTAAGGGTAGATTCATTAAAATTATTATTTTCCCAATAATCTCTATTATCTAAAGTGCGAGTTCCCAATTCAACAATTTGGTCATTTACAGAAGAATCTAGTAATGATTGTTTAGCGTCTACAAGTAGGTTTGGAATTGTAGTAAACTTTGGCATTAATAATCACCACCACCTGCACCAAAGTTTAGTATGTTATCGGGAGTATTTGTAGCTACTGGTTCACTACTTTCTTCTTCAATTTCTACTGCTACCCATGTGATAGATACACCATTCCAACTCCATTGTCCTTGTGGACTTAAAGTACCTGTCATAGGATTAGTCATTGGATTAAATCCAGCAGGAGGATTGGAAGGCATTGGTTCTACATTAGAAGTTTCTTCTTGAGTTTCTTCCTCTTGAACTTCTTCTTCTTGGGTTTCTTCACTATCATCAACTATTGTTTTTTCTATGGTCCCAACTTTATATCCACGAGCTTTTAGTAAATCACTTTTACTTATTATCTCAACCTTACATTTAGCGCCAAGACCACTATTAGCAACCACTTCATCATTTTCATCTATATGGTTTAACCAATATTGTTTATTAAATCTTAAAGGATTAGTAGAAGAAGATAGGTTAGCTACTTCTGTTACATTAGGATTGTAAGTAGCACAGATAAAATACCATTCGTTTAAATCATCGGTTGGTATCTCAGGATAAAGTTGATGTATTATTTCATCATCATAATAACCAATAGGACTACTTTGAAAAACAGTTCTTCTAGCTCTATTTTCTATACCCCAATGATTGTCTCGTAAATATCGCTCACCCCCCTCTGTAGATGCATCTAGTTCCTTAACTGATAACCTAACCCATCTTCTGTAGTTACCACTACTATCAATATTAGTTCTTGTTTCTAATCTAAATCCACTTCCACCATCTTCCAATGGATTACCAAAATTAAAAAGAGTTCCACTTGATTGTTTATCTACAAATCTAACCCACATCGTTATTGTAAAACCATCTGATAAATAACTTGGGACTCCATTTTCATCTTGTTTTTGAAATTCCAAAAGGTTATTATTTTGACCTCTGATAATGATTGCCTGATTTGGTTTTCTTATTTTAAGAAATCCATTTGATTTATTTTCATACTCAGGTTGTAAATCTGCAAGTGTGTATCTATATATTACATTTCCAAATTCATCAATTGTTTGACTAACACCATCCAATGAATCAACAGCATCACCAAGTATAAGTCTTGCATCAGCATCCTTTAAATATTCATTCAATCTGTTTCTCATCGATTGGAGAGTTTTATTGACATTGTTATTATTTGCCTGTACATCCAATCTAGTTATAGAAGCATCTGATGGTGATTCTTGAGAACTTATACGTTCTGCTTCATCCTCGTCATAATCCCTAACTGCTTCTTGAAATCCATCGCCATTGTCATCAAAGAAATCAGGAGCATCACCTATCAAACTATTAAAATCGGAAAAGAAAACATCTATCTCATCTTGACGAGTTGTCTGTGTTGGAAGAAGTTCAAATATGTTTGTGTCTAAAACTTCCCTAGCTTTTTCAGGATCTATTTTAGAACCTGTTTTTGGTTTTGTTAACTGACTTAGGTTTAATACATTTGTAAAGACACCATTTTCTTTTTCAGCAATAATTATGTCATATGTAACAACATCGTGATTAAACACAATCTTATATATAATATTAGGACCAACGGGATCAGCAGTAGGAATTGAAAATAAATCTTCTAATTCGATAATATCATTTTCAAAAATGTATTGACACATTTGTTCAAAAGTATCACCTTGTAAATCTTTTCTACTTTCCAATGTGTTTCTATCTTTTTTATAAAATACGAGAGGTTCGTCTTCGGTTCTACCTGTTTGTTTTATACCATCACGAATCGTAGTTTGCATTGATAGTATGTCACTATCGTCTAGTGTATTAGACTCAAACCATATTTTATAAAAAATATCACTTACCACTTCACGAGTTTCTTGTAGGTCTTGGTAACCAAATTTTTGAAATATTATTTCATCAGGTTTTAGTTCATGGTCTACGCCCATTACACCTTCACCAATCATTAATGTTCCATCTTGATGTTCGTGGTAAAGACCTACATATTGTTCTTCAGGATTTTCTACAAAGAAAAGATTATCACTTTCTAATGCCAATGAACCAGTTTGAACAATTGGATTTGGTGTTGGGTTAGCTTCACCAATATTTCCATAGCTACTCATAATTAAGTCCTTAGTATAAATTCAAAATCATTATCATATATTATTTCTTGACCATCATCATGATTGACCTTTACCAAAATCTTATAAGCACGATTAGGTTCAAATGAATCTAAATCTTGTTTGAAATAATTAGAAGTTGTATCACAACTCATAGTTGTATAAGCACTAAATGGAACAACAGACTCATTTGTTGCCATGTCAATAATAGAATAAGCACCCTTACCTTCAGGTATAAAACTACCACTAACGGTTTGAACCGATGTTGTAAACGATTTTTGTATGTATCTTTTACGAGCACCAAATCTAAATTTTACAGTTTCGTTTTCTTTATACGCTTCTCGTAAGTGAATTGGGTATAGGTAGTTCTCACTATTACCAGAAACATCCAAGGTGGTCAAGCTACCTGTGTTAGAACCAGTTGCTGGTAAGTGGTCATCCCACTTTAATTCTATCTTAGGAGAGTATATAGTGTTGGTTTGTCTTGAGAAAAATTTAATATCTTCAAAGCTACCACTTGATGTTTCTCTACTACCAGATATTCTTACTATCATACCATAGTTAGTATTTACACCACCAAACCATTTATTAGCAAGGGTGGTAATATCCATGTTAAGGTCAGGAGATTCCGATGAAAATACTTGAGTTGTCTCATCACCAGCAATATAAGTTCCACCAGGATCTGTCCAACTTATCTCCGAATTGTTTTTGTTTTTTCTATACAACCAACTACAACCATCAGTTGTTTTTGGAACATCTAATTCTTTACCAACACCCTCATCCCATTCTTGACTTAGGGGATAAGCAGCAATTGTATATTCTTCGCTTAATCCACTTGTTCCTTCTGTTTCATAAAGTCTAAGATTTAACTGATAGTCATTTGGTAAAACAGATGAGCTAATATAACTTTCTATTTCATCAGTATCAAACTGAAGAAGAACTCTTGTTTGATAAGAAAATGTTCTATCAAAAAATACTTTTTTTAATTCAAGTATCTCGTCTTGTCCCGTGTTCTTATCCTTAAAGTCTTCGCCAGTAATTGAGTTTGAACCACTATTGATAAAAGTATCTTTGGTTGTAAAAAAATATCTATGCATTATATTACCTTCCCATAAATGTCTTGATTTGGATTTTTTAATTCAAATACTGCAGGTGATATAGATGGTCTATAGATACCATCTTGAAGAGCTTCGTTAAAATTAAATTGAAATCCATAATTATTATCATCTCCTATAACCTCACCATCTCCTTTATAGTAGTATAATTTCCTACCACTAGCATATTCATCGTTTCCATCTTGAAATAATATTAATTCTTTTATTCCAATTACACCATCTAAACCTAATATATTATATTGTAAATCATTTATATTAATTGATTGTCTAAACTGCATTTTCTCTACTTTAAAAAAGTCTTTGATAGTTTGAATTACATTTAATTTAACTTCCGTTGGATTAAATCTTCTATCAACATTTACTTTAAAATTAACACCAAAGTTTATTATGTAGCCGGAAAATAGATTATCATTTAAAGTAAATCCAAAATCAACAATATCATTAATCATTCTAAATTGATTAAGGTAAGTAGCTATATTTTGTAAAATAAGTTGAGGTGTTTGTACTAATTGTTTATTTTGATTGTAAGAAAGAGTAGAAACCAAAAGAGTTCCACCATCTAATCTTTCTACATAAGCTTTAGCAATACTACCAAACTTTGTTGGAATACTTTGTATTCTTGCTGTATAATCTTCTTTGGTTACACAACGAAGTTGAGTAGCAAAAAACGCACTAGCATTATTTTTAATCTCATCTACAGTTTGACCATCTGTCCCACCAACACTAGGTTCATCGTTTGTCACGGATATAGTAACACCATCAGGAGCATTATTTATATTGGTAAGTTCTCCAGCTTGAACATTTGATGTAGCACCACCACCTACTCTATATGAAAAAGTCATTATAGTATTTGCTGGAGTTTCACCTAAGTTTAAATTATTTCCAATTGTAGAACCTATAGCACCAGGTATATCAGCAAGATTGTTTCCATTTATTGTTACACCAACTTGTTCTACCGAATCTACATTTGAACCGGAATTACTAAATCTAAATAATCCATTTCCAAAACAAACCTTATACGTTTGTGTATCCTCATCAAACTTTGATATAAATTTTTTGTTTGTTTTTATATATTCAGCAACATAAGGAACAGGTATAGTAGATAAACTATCAGTAGCATCACCTTGGTCATAAGCACTATCTCTAGTAGCATCATCACTATAATGAGTTTGATTTAAAACTTTTTCTTGTGCTAAGTAATCAACCTCATACCATGTAAGTGCCGATGAATCAGTACAACTTAATACTTCAACTATATCATCTTCACCTAAATCTAATTCTAAAAATTTAGTTGGGTTTGTTATAGTAAATGATTTTGTTTTGGTTTGACCCGAAACAGCTCTTACATATCGCGTTAGGGTATAAGATTCTGCTTCTCCATTACTATCTAATGTTGGAGCACTTATAGCGGGATCACCAGAACCACTTGATGTAAAATCTATTTCACTAGTTGTTTCAAAAAGTATTTGTGAATCTACACTTGACGCAATTTGTAATCCACTATCTATCGAAGATGGTGCTTGCCCATAATCAGGTGTCCCATCTGCTTTTGCATCTATAGTGGTAGTAACTTTTAAACGAACAACCGATGGAGTTTTATTGGGAACTTTATACCCTAAGAACTCTGATAATCTTCTTACATTTCTTTTCTCGGTTGCAGTTGCTATTAAGTTTTCTTTATAATTGTAATCAATATAATAAGAAAGAACATCACCAACATAACTTGATAATTCTATTAACATCATACCAGGTGATGTTTCGTTAAAATCTTTATATGTATCAGGAAAGTAAGCTTTAGTATATTCAATCAAGTCAGCTTTAATTGTACTGAAATCTTTACTTGTATAGTTTACATTTGTTTCTATTAGTTTTTGTTTATCGGTATATGCCATTAGTAAGCTCCATCGCCTGTTGCTGATGAGGTTTCATCACCCACACCATCAAATGTAACTTGAACACTTTCCGTAGCGTTAGGTGTTCTATTTATATTAAATTCTATGTTTATAGTCACTTGATTTATGTCATCCCTTCGGTTAACTTCAATGTTTCTTAAATTAACAAATGGTAACCATCTCTGAAAAACATCCACAATATCATTTTCAATTTGAATTGAAAGGTCGTCTGTCATCTGCTCAAATAAAAGTTGTTTTAGATTCATACCCAAACCAGGTTGAAATAATCTTTCACCTTGATTGGTTTGTAGTAAAAGTCTTATATTAGTTTTTACAGCCTCAATAGTAGTTTTAGTTGTTGTAAAATACCCATCTCCACCAGCAACCCTAGCAAATGGAAAGTCTATTCCAACTGATACTCTACTATCTTGATCTTCTACAAATCTATCTTTTCTATTATCTAGTATTGGCATTATTCACTACCTTTTTTTACTACTCTTAGTTTAACTAAAGAATTATCCGATGCACTTTTACCTAATAATGAGCCATTAGCAGTTTGACCATTTACATCCACATCAGCAGTTGAATCTATAAATGGAAGACCTGGCGCTTTACCTTGTAATGATATAGGTGTGAGTGGTGGCACTAAACCAGCTCCTGGAGGTCCTGGTGCAGGTATTGGTGCTATATTTGATACACTCCCAACTGGTATAAAAACAGGTGCACTTAACTTATCTACTTTAAATTCTTGAGCTAAAATAAATGTCTGTATAGCTTTGGATAAATCTTCTGCTAACTCATCAACTTTCTTTTGACCATCGGATGTAGCATTAACATTATCTTCACCAAGGTTTTTTACAAAGGCAGCATATATGTCGGATTTAAGCCCCATTTCTAAACTTTTCCTTTTCTTCTACTTTCTTCATTACACCTGAATAATCTTTGTTAAGAGCATTAGCTAGATGGTCAGGTAAACCAGCAGTATCTTCGGTTACAGATTTTGTTTCTGCTTCTTTATTTATATTTTTCCATTCACCTGAGTGAGCAGTTTCTTTTAAGATATCATTTAAGATAGAATCTTTAGTCATTGGAACTCTTGTGTTAGATACTGGATTATTACCAGTAGTAGATGCGGTAGGTTGTGGCGCTCTATCTTCAACTATACTATTAGTTTTACTACTAACTAGCGCTTCATCTAACTTTTTCTCCAGTACAGAAAATTTATAATCTAACTCTTCTCTTATAACTTCTCTTATTAACTTCTTAAATATATTAACCTTCATTATTACTCCTGTTGTTTTGTTCTATGTAATGATGATGACTCAGAAAATTAGGACCATCTTTACCATAATTTATATTTCCATTATCATCTTCAGTTTCAGTTCTTGATTCCAATTGTGTTACTATCTCTGTTAAAGTAAGTATAGGACTTTCAAGTGCCACACTCTTACTCGTACCTAACGGAGCTCCTAAAGCATCAGTAAGTGGTACAGGAACTCCTTGTACAAGAGCATGAGCATTTTTTAATATCTTTGTTATATCCTCTAACATCTTTCTTAACTCATCACCTAATACTACAGGCTCCTTCTTACTTTTTGCTGGTTCTCCTAAATAAATATTACCAGAATTAATAACTGAATAACCTGAATTGTTTAATGTGAAATTCTTTTTAGCTCCAAAATTTATATTTCTATTTGATGATACTGTAAAATCTCCTTGGTCGCCTCTAGCATCAAATGTTATCTTATCAGAAGTGATAAGAATTTGATCTGATGGATTTGCATTATCTAACTCACCAAAGTTATAATTAAATATTCCTTCATCACCATCATTACCTTTATTCAATACATAATTACTAGCATCATCAAATATATCTACTGACAATAAAAAATTTGTAGAAAGATTAAAGTTTTGTCTAATTGATCCATTAGATAATAAAGATATAAGAGAACCGTTAACTAATGATTCTTCGGCATATGGATTGTTATTACTTATATTTAGTATAGGAAAAACAGCTTTAGATCCCACTCTAATACCATTACCATGTCTACCTTCTATTAATAAATCAGAATGTTTTGATGTATTGTAACCAAAATCGGATAATAAATCCATTTCTTTGTTTTTACCTTTTTGTAACTTAGTAATTAAGATATTAGAGTGATATTCACTTCCATAACCAGAAGACGGGTCTATATTATCTTTTAAATTAGAATTTTCATCTTCTAGTTGTAAAGAATAAAAATTAGAATTGGAATAATTAGGTTCATTAAATGTATTTAAAGGACCTATATAATAAAATTTTTTTGCTATCAATGAAAATAATACTAAATCACCTCTAGTTATAGAATCACTTATACCTCTAAATAATGGTCTAGCTTTTATTTTTTTTTGTACAATGGGTAGAGTTCCATTAAGAGATTTTATTTCGATTATTTGAGATGAAGTTTGCTCCTCATCTTGTCTGTCTTTATCATTATTATTAATAAAAACTTTATTTACAAAACCTAAATTAAATTCTATGGATTTACTAACTACATCATCAAAAAATCTATTAGCCATTATGTCTTTCCATACTTACTTCTTATATCAGACATATCAACAATTTCATCTTTTTTCTTTTGTAAATCAGTTGTTACATCTTCGAGAGTTGCCATTAGTTGTTCTTTCTCTTCTTCAGAAAGTAAAGCAGCACTACCATCATCGATAGTTTGCTTGGACATAATGCGTTGATATATAGTAGCTAGTTTGACAAGGTTATCATCGTTACGAATACCCACATCCATTAACTCTTTGATTATAGGACCTACAACAGCTATGTCCTCTATACCTTGGATATAGCCATGAACTTCCTGAATCAATAAGTCAATCTGAGTTTTTTTTAACTTAGTGTTTTCGTATATCTCTTCAGATAAATCTGAAAAGTTTTTATCACCGAATATTTTATAATCGTTTTCCATACATATAAATATAGAACGGATTTAGAATTACACTAAAGAACCTGTATATCTTAGGTTGTCTATATGACCACGGCTAAGAACTTCTTCTTGGATTCTAGGATAAATTTTACGAAATGTATTAGTGACTTGAGTAATCTTAGATGTCTTAACATCTGTCATTTCTCTAATCATAATGTATATTGCTTTCTTATTAAAATTATCAATGTTATCTTTATTCTTACATAGATATAATATAGATTCAGCAATATCTCTATCGGCTGGTTTTGGAAAAAGTCTTTCTATATTTTCTTCAAAATATTCCATAGTCTTTTTAAATATATCCGAAGATGGACTTTTTTCTATCACTTCATCATCAACACCTTGTGTATAAAGAGTATCAACATCATCGTGAATTTTTACTTTTTT